GATAGACTAAAAGATGATAAAGAAGTTGTATTGGAAGCAGTTAAAGATAATGGTTGGTCTTTAAAATATGCAAGCGATAGACTAAAAGATGATGAAGAAATAGTATTAGAAGCAGTTAAAAGATATGGTTGGTCTTTAGAATATGCAAGCGATAGACTAAAAGATGATGAAGAAATAGTATTAGAAGCAATTAAAAACAATGGTCGGTCTTTAGAATATGCAAGCGATAGACTAAAAGATGATGAAGAAATAGTATTAGAAGCAGTTAAAAGATATGGTTGGTCTTTAGAATATGCAAGCGACAGATTAAAAGATGATGAAGAAATAGTATTAGAAGCATTTAAAAACTATTGTGTGTCTTTAAAATATACAAACGATAGACTAAAAGATGATAAAAAAATAGTATTAGAAGCATTTAAAAACTATGGTGGGTCTTTAAAATATGCAAGCGACAGATTAAAAAACGACAATAATTTTTTATTAGAATTATTAGAACTCTATAATATAAAACTTTATTATTTAATTGCAGAAAACATATAAGAAAAAATGCTTAAAAAGTCTTCAGAAATTAAATGGAAGTCTATAGGGAATAAAGAATATATGATAGATGACTTAATAGATAAAATGTTCATAATGGAGCATAATGAATGTAGTGAGAGCAAAGCTATTGTTTTAATTAGAGAAATAAATAAGAGTTGTGGAATGAAATATAAAAAAGATTACACTGTATTTGGACGTGGACGTACATCTCTTAAGTGGTATTGGGAGTACTTTGGATTGAGCGGAGAATTTATTTAAGGAGGAAATAATATGAAGAAGTTAAATTTATTTGATTTTGATAATGTTAGTGATGATTTAAAGAAAATAGAAAAAGAAAGAAGAGAAATACTCACAGTGTTGAACGTAACGAAAAAGATACTAGTAGTATTAAAAGCAATTGTTATTATTGTATATGCTTTAACTTTTATAAATGAGAATTTAACAGAATTTTTTATAGAGATAATGAAAGAATTTAAAAATAATAAATTAAAAGAAAGGATTTAAATGTGGCTATAGGAATATTAGTAATAGGAGAAAGCGGAAGTGGTAAGAGTACAAGTATTAGAAATCTTAATCCAGAAGAAACGTTTATTATACAAGTAGTAAATAAGCCGTTACCATTTCCTAAATTTAAAGATTTTTACCCTCTATATAACAAGGAAACTAAAAAAGGAAATAGAGTAATTACGTCTAATTATGAAGTTATTGTTAGAATATTAAAGATTTTAGATATGGAAAGAAAATATAAAAATATCATAATAGATGACTCAACATATTTAATAGCAAAACAATATTTGGAATCAAATTCAAAAGGTTATGATAAATTTAATGGATTATTAGAGAGTTTTTATTATCTAGTTAAGTGTATAGAAAATTTAACAAATGAAAACCTAAAAATAATCTTATTAGGACATCAAAAAGAAAACGAAAACGGAAAAATGACTTTCAAAACAATAGGTAAAGCTATAGATGAAAAAATTACAGTTGAGGGACTTTTTAGTATAGTTTTAAATACAGAAATAAAAGATAGACAATATTATTTCAGAACACAAAATAATGGATACAATACTTCAAAGAGTCCAATGGGAATGTTTGAAAATGAGTACATAGAAAATGATTTAAAAATGGTAATAGAACAAATAGATGAATATTATGGAATATAAAATAAAAATAAAGGAGAGTAATTAATTATGTTTAGACCAAATGAAGAAAGTTTAAAAAGAGAAGTTGGAAATGGTGGTAATGCGTTAAAAGAGAGTGGGGCTTTTGATTGTAAAATCAAGAAAATGGTTGAAATTCATGGAAGAGATAGCAAATCAGAGGGCTTTAGGATAGAGTTTGAAAGTGATAATGGAGATTTTAGAGTAACACTTTTCCACAAGGACAAAAATGGTGAAACTATGAAGTTTAATGTTGATAAATTGAGTTGGTTATATTACTTGATGAAAGATAGAGATTTTTTCAAGACTAAAGCTATAACAAATGAATATGGATTTGAAGAGCTTGTATGCGAAAATGCTGAAGGTAAAGAAGTAGGAGTGTTTGTAGATTATCTGGGTGGAGAAGAAAAGGAAAGAAACGGTCAAACATATATTGAATATAAGTATAATCTAGACGGATTTTATGATATTGATACATTTATGACGGCACATGAAATATCAGAGAAAAAAGAGGCTACAAAATACACTAAAATGACTGAAAAATATATGAAAAATAATTTAATAGAAAAAGAGATAAAAAAACTTGAAAAAAAAGATGAACATTTTTTTGGAACTAAAGATGATGAGTTCCCATTCTAAAATCTGATAGGGCATTTAGCCAGAATTTTGTACCTACAAGCTTTAAAAAAGATTTTTTGGATAAATTAATCGACTGAGAGCTTAAAACGGCTTGTAGGTATCTTAAAACTAAGATTAAGACTATATCATAAAAAAGGAGATTAAAAAAATGAATTTAATAGAACTAACTAATGCAGAAAATGAAATACTAGAATTAGCACTAAATGAGGAGATAACAGAAGAAGAGCTTTATATAGCGATTAACAATTTAGATTTAGCTATAAAAGAAAAGGGTGTTAATTACATCAAGGTAATAGATAGATTAAAAAATCATATAGAACAAGGGAAGATGTATAAAAAGGAAATAGAAACAAGACTTAAGAAAATAGAAAATACAGAAAAAAAGATAAAAAACTATATACTATTTGCTATGGAAAACGCAAAATTAAAGAAAATTGAAACGCCTCTTGGCACTATAACATATTCTTCAGGAAGAGACTCGGTTGAAATTGAAAATGAAGATGATATACCTAAAGAATTTAAAATAAAAGAGGAAGTAATTAAGATTGATAAAAGAAAAATACTAGAACATGTTAAAACTACTGGGGAGATAGTTGAGGGAGTAGACATTGTACAAAGACCTTTTATAACTATCAAATAATAGCGATATGAAGTCGGCAAGTTTTATTGGCAGAATGTCGTATAAATCTAATATAGAGCTAAAGAAAAATGTAAAATTAATTAAATTTGAATTAGCGATAAATAAAAAAGATAGTGATACTGAATATTTTAAGTTTACTGCTTGGGGCAAAATGGCAGAAATAATAGAAACATATTGTCAAAAAGGGGTAAAAATATGGGTTAGAGCAGAGCCAAGACAATTAAAAATAGAAAGTAAAGAATTTGTTTATTTTCAAGTAGAAGCTATTGAGCTATTAGAGTTTAAAAAAGAGAATAAAAAAGAAATTTTAAATAATTTTGACTGGTAGTTTAAAAGGGAGGATAGGTGCTTGGATATACTAAACGAAACTTTTTACCAAGTACCTAAATCTATTTTTAGACTTTGGGTGCAAGGTAAAATAAGGGATTCAACATTTAAAGTTTACATAGTCTTTTTAGAAAGATACAAAATATCTAAATTTATAGATGAGGAAAATAGGAAATATTTTACATTTACATATAAGCAAATGCTTAAAGAATTAAATATAGGAAATGAACTTACTGTAAGAAGAGCAATAGTGGAGTTAGAACAAAATAAATTGATAGAGAAAAAAGGTGCTACAAGACAGTCAAATCGTTATTATATTTTATGAAATTATTACTACACTGGAGTGTAGCAGATTTACTACACTTAGGTGTAGCAATTATTACTACACTGGAGTGTAGTCTAATAATAAATATATAAATAACAAATAAGAACAATAAATATATACTAAAATATACTAAATAAAAACATATAATACTAAAATTAACTATACTAAATATAACTTATAGTTTTAACGCGCACGTACGCACGCGAAAGACTTTTGGTCAAATAATTTTTTAAATTTTTTAGAAAGGGGGATTTAAAATGCAAGTAATGAAAATAGAAAAAGATCTAACGGAATTGGAAATAGATATAAGAGATTTTTTTAGGAGAGAAATTAATCCAGACTTATTTACAGTTTCAAAGAAAACTTTAGAGCATAAATTTGAAAATTGGGATAAAAACACAATGCAAGAACTAAAAAAGAAACTTGAAAGACTGTGTAGTAACTTTAAAAGTGGAAATAAATATGGTGCAGTCTTTACAGGCGATGTAGGAACAGGGAAAACATTTGCGGTTGATTGTATATATAATGAGCTAAAAGAAAAATTTATTGTTTTAAGGACTAATCTAAGTACTATACTTGAGGTCTTAAAAGACAATTTTAACTCTAATAAAGATGTTAATTATTCAGTAAAAAGATTTTACAAAGAACTAAGATATTTAGATATTTTGATTTTAGATGATTTAGGGAGTGAGAAAAAAAGTGAATGGAGGTTAGAAATTCTTTTTAACATAATTAATATTTGTTATGAAAATAGGAAAACATTATTCATAACTACTAACATGGATAAAATTGAGCTTGAAAAACATTTAAAATTTAATGGAACTGATAAAGCTTTAGACAGAATTTTAAATATTTGTTATGTCGTTGAATTTGATGAGAAAATGAGAAAGTCATTAAGCAACTGGTAAATGTACCCCCAAATTAGCTAAATTATAGCCTAATTTTAACAAAAATGACTTAAGAGGTATAAATATTCCAAAAACATAAAAAATGGCTTAAAACGGCTTTAAATTAAATTGAAAATTAAGGGCAAATGATAAAAATGGATAAAATAAAATTGAAAAATGAGGTAGTTAAATGAATAAAAGAGAATGTATAGAATATATATTATATAATTATAAAAAGTACAAAATGATTCTGTTGTATTTAAAAGATAATTTAAATATAATAAATATTTCATATTTAAAAAGTATTCCTTTTGATTTAGAAAATGTAGACGGAGGACTAAAAGAATATAAGTCAATATATGAAAAAGAAGAAGAAATAAAAGAATTGAGAAATATTAGAATTGATATGTATACTAAATATTTTAAAGTAATTGATTCAGTACTAAAATTACTAGAGGAAGATAAATATTACTATATATTAGTTGACAAATATATTAATAAAAAGACTAATTTTGAAATGGAATATAAATATAAAATAGATTCTAGAACTATTTTAAGACATAAAAATAGATTATTAAATGAATTTGAAAAATATCTAGATTTAGAATTAATATATAGTATTTTGAAAAAAAATGTATAATGTCGTGTAATTGTCGTATAAATGTCCGATGAATGTCCGATAAATGTCCTTTGAATTTCCGAAATTATATGTTATAATATTAATATATAGAATTATGTACAGATTTCTTAACCTAGAATTATATATCTATAAAATTATTTTAAGCCACGTATAAACGGGGCTTTTTTAGTTTAAAAAAATAAGGTACTTTCTAGGATTTAAAAGGCTTGAGGGTCTTGCGAAGCCCGATTTGTATCTATTTAGAGTTGTTTTTTTAATTCATTTCCGTTCCGAAGGGAGGTTCATATGTTGATAAAAGAAGGGCAATTAATAAAAGCTGTAGAATTAGCAAAAATAATAGGTATAACAGATAGGCATGTAAGGAATTTAGCAAAAGAAGGAATTATAAAAAAAACGGAAACAGGTAAATATTTATTCATTGAAAGTTTACAAGGATATATTAGATATTTAGAAACTAAAAAAGAAGCTGATGTAAATTTAAAAGATGAAAAAATAAAAGAGGAAATTTCTAAAATTAAAGTTGATACTGAATTAAAAAAAATTAGAATAGCAGAATTAAAAAATCAATTACACGATGCTAAAATTGTTGAAGAAGTTATGAATAATATGCTTGTAAATCTTAAGGGGAAATTATTATCTGTTTCTAATAAAATAGCACCTTTAGTTATTGCATGTGATAATCTTGGAGAGATACAAAGCATAATACACGATTCTATTAGTGATACATTAGTAGAATTAAGTAATTATAATTCTGATTTATTTAAAAATCAAAAACATATTGAAGAAATAGAAGAAATAGAAATAGAAGAAATTATTAAAAGAGAGTAGAAAATGGAAAAATTAAAAAATAAAACTGAAAGTCTTTTTAAAAATATTTTGAAAGTATTAAATCCGCCGCCTAAACTTACAATTGATACTTGGGCTGATAATTATAGAAAACTTAGTTCAAAAACATCAGCAGAACCTGGTAAATGGAATACAAAAAGAGTTCCATATCAAAAAGAAGTTATGAAAGCTATTTCAGATAATAAGACTAGAAAAGTAGTTATGATGTACGGAGCCCAATTATCAAAAACAGAAATATTACTAAATACATTTGGATTTTATGCTGATTATGATCCATCGCCTATAATGTATTTGTTACCAACAAAAGAATTAGCTAAAGATTTTGCTACTACAAGACTTAATGATATGATTTTATCTACACCACAATTAAAAAATAAAATAATTGATAGTGATTCTAGGGATACTATAACTCAAAAAGAATTTGCAGGAGGATATATAGTTTTGGTTGGAAGTAATTCAGCTACTGAGTTATCAAGTAGACCTATAAGAATATTATTAGCTGATGAGGTTGATAGATTTCCTAACGATGTAAAAGGCGAAGGAGATCCATTGAATTTGGCTATTGCACGGACTACTACATTTTGGAATAAGAAAATAGTATTAACATCTACTCCCACAATAAAAGGAGAATCAAGAATTGAAGATGAATTTGAAAATAGTACACAAGAATTATATCATATACCTTGTCCTAAATGTGGAATATTACAGAAATTAGAGTGGCAAAATATTATATTTGAACCAATTGGACATAAATGTAATAGTTGCTTTAATGTTTCAAATGAATATGAATGGAAGAAGAATTTAGAAAAAGGTGTGTGGATAGCACAAAATGATAAAATTGATATTTATGATGTTAGAGGATTTCATATATCAGAATTATATAGTCCATTTTCAAAGTGGAGTGAAATAATAAAAAAGTTTAAAGAAGCAAAAGGTGATTTGCAAAAAATGAAAGTTTTTACAAACACTTGTCTTGGTGAATCTTTTGAAGAAAAAAGAGAAAAACTAGATCCTATACAAATTCAAAAAAGAGTAGAACATTATGGTTGTGAAATACCAGATGAAGTGCATGTATTAACTGCTGGTGTTGATGTCCAAGATGACCGTTTAGAAATAGAGGTTGTTGGTTGGGGGGAGGAAGAAGAAAGTTGGGGAATTTATTATAAACAATTTTTTGGAAATCCTGGTAAAAAAAATGTATGGGAACAATTAGATAGATATTTAGATACAGAATTTTCATATAAGAATGGAGAAAAAATTAAAATTTTGTGTACTTGTATAGATACAGGAGGACATTATACAAATGAAGCTTATGAGTTTATAAAACCTAGAGAATTTAAGCGAATTTTTGGTATTAAAGGTAGTTCTCAAGAGGCCGCACCTTTTATTAAAAGACCAACTAAAACTAATAAAGGACAGATATCTTTATTTAGTTTAGGAGTAAGTACAGGTAAAGAAACTATAATGTCTAGGTTAAAAATAGATATTCCAGGACCAAGATACATGCATTTTCCAGATGATGTGGAAAGAGGATATACTGAAACATATTTTAAAGGTTTAACTTCTGAAAATAAAGTTGTAACTTTTGAAAAAGGTATTAGAAAAGTAAAATGGAAAGTTGTTGGAGATAAAAGGAATGAACCTTTAGATTTAAGAAATTATAGTTATGCAGCATTAAAAATTTTGAACCCTGATTTAAGTAGAAAATATAAAATTAAAGGAACTGAATTAGTTCAAAATCAAAAAAAAGGTAGAAGAATGATAAGAAAGGGGATATAATGGAGCATTATAATAAAGAAATATGTCAAGAAATGATAAATATGTATATTGAAGCTGAAAAAGCTGTTTTGACAGGTCAAAGATATAGAATAGGTTCAAGAGAATTAGAACGTGCTAATTTAAGTGAAATAGTAAAAAATAGAATGATATGGGAAAGAAGATTAGTAGATTTAAATACAGGTGGAGGAAGTACTATTAAAAGAAAGAAAATAAGAGGTATAATCCCAAGAGATTTATAAATGATTTTTATATAAAGGAAGAGATGATAAATGAATTTAATTGATAAAACTGTTGAAATAGTTAGTCCTATTATGGCTTTAAAAAGACAATTAGCTAGAGAAAATTTAAAAAAATTAAAAATAATGAATAAAGGTTATAGTGAACATGGAGCTAGTAAAAGAAAAAAATCATTACAAGGTTGGATTACTTCTTTAGGAGGACCTCAAAGTGATATATATGATAATAAAGATACATTAGTAGCAAGATCTAGGGATTTATTTATGGGTTCTCCACTAGCAAGAGGTGGACTTGAAAGAATAAACACTAATGTAATTGGTTCAGGTTTAAAATTAAAATCAGCTATAAATAGTAAGATTTTAGGATTAAATGAGATAGAAGCTGAAGAAATAGAAACAAAAATAGAGCAAGAATTTTCTTTGTGGGCTGATTATAATATTGAACAAACAGGGCTTTTAGATTTTTATCAAATTCAAGATTTAGTTTTTTTAACTACAATGTTAAATGGTGAATGCTTTATACATTTAAGCTATTTTGAAACACAAAATACACCATATTCATTAAAGTTAAATGTAATAGAGCCTGATAGAATTGCAACACCAAAAGATAAGAAAAGTGATAAAACAATTGTAAATGGAATAAAAATTGATAAAAATGGAAGAATTGAAGGATATTATATTTTAGATAATCATCCAAATGATTCTTCTGTTTTTAGTTTAAATTCAAATGAAAATTATAAATATATACCAATATATGGTAGTGAAGGACAACTTAATATTATACATTTAGCATTATTAGAAAGACCAAATCAAATTAGAGGAGTTCCTATATTAGCACCTGTAATAGAAAGTTTAAAACAATTAGATAGATATACAGATGCAGAATTAATGAGTGCAGTAATTAGTTCTATGTTAACAGTTTTTATTGAAAGTTCAGGACCAGAACAAGGAAGTCTTGGAGAGTTTGGAAATATAAATGAAGAAGACAGAATTGATACTAGTGGAGATAATTTAGAATTAGGTTCGGGAGCTATACTTGAATTAAATCCAGGAGAGCATGTTAATACAGTAAATCCTGCAAGACCAAATTCTCAATTTGAACCATTTATGACAGCTATTATAAGACAAATTGGTAGTTCTATAGGCGTACCATATGAATTATTAATTATGCATTTTACAAGTAGTTATTCTGCAAGTAGAGCTGCATTATTAGAAGCATGGAAAACTTTTAGAAAAAGACGTGAATGGTTATCTCGTAAATTTTGTCAAGTTGTTTATGAAGAATGGTTAAGACATGCATTTTTAATTAATAGATTAGATTTACCAAAATATGAAGAAGATTATTTAATTAAAAAAGCTTATTCAAATGCAACATGGAATGGACCAAGTCAAGGTCAAATAGACCCATTGAAAGAGGTTAATGCAGCGATTAAAAGAATTGATAATGGTTTATCTACAAGAAGTAGAGAAACAGCTGAATTAAATGGTGGAGATTTTGAACAAAATGTCAGAATTTTGGCTAAAGAACAAAAAATATTAATTGAAAAGGAGGTGAATATATTAAATGAAGAAAAAGAAAATGTTTTGGAATTTGATACAGAATAAAGAAGATAAAAGTGCAGATCTTTTTATATATGGTGAAATAGGAAAAAGTGGATGGCTTTCAGAGGGTATAACATCAAATGAATTTAATAGACAATTATCTAGCCTAGAAAATATTGATATTATAAATGTACATATAAACTCAGGTGGAGGAAGTGTTGTACATGCTGTAGCAATTGCTAATTTATTGAAACAATCTAAATCAAAAACTGTAGCTTATATAGATGGAATTGCAGCAAGTGCTGCAACTATAATAACTAGTTCATGTGATGTTGTTAGAATGCCTAAAAATGCTCTTTTTATGATACATAATCCTAGTACTGTAGCAATTGGTGAGAGTAAAGATATGGAAAAAGCTAGAGAAGTATTAGAAAAAATGAAAGATAATATAATTGAAACATATTTATCTAAAACTAAATTATCTAAAGAAAAATTATCAGATTTAATGGATAAAGAAACTTGGTTAAATGCAGAGGAAGCAAAAGAATATGGATTTATAGATGAAATAGTTAATGATGAAGTAGATTTAGAAATAAAGGATAGTTATATTATTTCAAATACTTTAGCTTTTAATAACTTGAAAAAAATTAAAAATAATAATGTAAAAGAATTAAAAAACGAGGAGGGAATAATAATGAATAAAGAAGAATTATTAGAAAAATATCCTGATATTTATAATGAAATATTAAATGAAGGTGTAGAAAAAGGTGTAATTCAAGAAAGAAATAGAATAAAAGAAATAGATGATTTAGGTATCACAGATGAAATAGTAACAAATGCAAAGTTTGTAGATATAAAAAATGCTAAAGATGTTTCATTTGAAATATTAAAAAATAAAAAAATGTTATCTTCTGATACATTAAGCAATATAACTTCAGAAGGGAAGCCTATAATTTTTGATAAAGAAAAATCAGAAAATATAGACACAGATGAAGTAAAAGCTAATTTAATTTTAAATCAATTAAAAGGAGTGAAAAAGTAATGAAAATGGATTATAAAGTAGAAAATAAGCAATTATTAACAGGATTTAAAGATCCCGTAATAATGTTTTTAGAATTATCAACAGGAACATTAAAAATGGGAGATATTATAGATGATCAAAGCAAGATTATAACAGAAGATACAGAAGTATATGGAATAGTTGCAGAAGATATTGATGCTTCAAAAGGTAAAGTAAAAATTCCTATATATGTTGAAGGAGAATTTATAATAGATTATTGTAATTATGGAAATGTTTCAAAAGAAGAAATAATAAAAAAATGTAAAAAACAAAATATATATTTAAGAAAATTAGGAGGTAAATAATGTTAGGAATAACTTTAAAAGCTTTATTTTTAGTAATAAATCAAATGGAAAAACCCAAAACATTTTTATATGATACATTTTTTGGAGATAGAGAAACAACAGATAAGCAAAAAATAATTGTAGAATATTCAAATGGAAGAAGATTAATGGCTCCAATTGTAAGTAGATTTGTTCCAGGTCAAGAAATGCCTAAAGAAACATTTAGTGGTAAATTTTATGAACCTCATAAAATAGCACCATTAAGAACATTTACTGCTGATGAATTTGCTTTTGAAAGAATTGCAGGACAAAATCCTTTCTCAAATTCTGATCCAGAAACAAAAAAAGCTAAATTAATTGCACAAACACTTGAAGAACAACAGACACAAATTTCAAGAAGATTAGAAAATATGGCTGCCTCAGTATTGTATAATTTAGAAATAAATGTAGAAGGAGATAGTATTATAGATAAAGTTCAATATTACGACATTTCAAATACAGAACATCATGTAACAATAGCTACTAAATGGGATCAAGCAAATGCTAATCCTTTAGAAGATATAAAAACTGCATTAAGAAACATATCAGAAAATGGTGGAAGTAGACCCAATATTATAGTATTAGATCCTGTTGCATCAGATTTATTACAAAAAAATAGTAAATTTATGGAACAATTAAATACTAGAAGATATGAGATAGCAACAATTAAACCAGAATATGTATCTATTGATGGAGTAATATACTTAGGTTCAATACCTTCTTTAGGTGTAGATTTAATAGAATATCAAGAATATTATGATTATGTAGATAATGATGGTTTAACAAAAACAAAATCAATTATACCAGAAGGAACAGTACTATTAGCACCAATTAACAACAAGGTTAAATTTGCAGCTGAAAGTTCAATAAAAGATGGACTATTAGAAGGGGAATTTATACCAAGAATAACAGAAGATGAATTAAATGATAAAATAACTTTAAGAACAATCTCAAAACCTATATTGATACCTAGAAATACAAAATCAATTAAAGTGTTAAAAGTTAAATAGGAGAGGATAATGTATGAATTATAAAGTAAATTTACCATTAATATATGGAGGTAAATTATATAATATTGGAGATAATATCTCTATATTAGAACCAACTACATTAGAAGCTTGTTTAAAAGATAATCTAATATCTAAAATAGTTGAAGAAGAAAGTCAAATTATTGAAACAGATGTTAATATATATGAAGAAAATAATCAAATAACTGAAAAAGAAGTAGTTTCAAAGTCAGTAAAATCTAATAAAAAGGTAAGTAAAAATGAATTTTAAAAAAGCTATTGCTAAAGACATATTTTTAACATTTTTAAATTTAAATGAATTTGCAACAGAGCATAAGCTAAATGGCAGGATAGTTAAATGTGTTGTTGATGAGGATAAATTTGAAAATAAAATAAAAACTGGTACTATTCTTACTCAAATAGAAGGAGTAATAAGACAAGGGGTAACTATATTTATTGGACAAGAAGAGTTATATGCAATTCCTCGTGTTGGAGAACATTTTAAACTTGATGATTTAGATTATGAAGTTTTAAAATCTAAGATAGACAGTGGAATTTATGAAATAGATTTAGTTATTTGGGAAGAAATATGATAAAGTTAGAATATGATGTAGGAACAACTGTTAAAGAGTTTGACAAAGCACCTAAAGAACTTAAAAAGGCAATATCTTTTGCAATAAATAGGACTTTAGCTATGGTTAAAACTAGACAATTAAAAAGTGTAACCGAAGAATATAGTGTTAAAAGGAAAGATTTATTCAAAAATTTAAAGGTAAGAAAATCAACGACTACAACATTAAATGGATTAATAAATGTTGTAGGTTCACCTTTGGGGCTTGACCATTTTAAGTTAGTACCTAGAGTTAGAAGAAATAAAATTGTAAGGGTTGCGGTTAAAAGAAGATCTACCAAAGTCTTACCTAATTCATTTATAGCATACCACAATGGTTTTTTAGGTGCATTTAGTAGGGTAGGTAAATCAAGTTTACCGATTAAAAGATTAAAAGGTCCTTCTGTACCACAAATGTTTGGAGGAAGTTCAATTATTGAAAAATTGCAAGGATTTGCAGAAAATAAATTAAAGGAAAGATTAGAACATGAGATTAGGAGAATAATTAAATGATAGTAAATACAGAAAGACATTTGTACGATTTTCTTAAAAGAATTTTAACTAAAGAAAAATTAAAATCTTTTTGTGATGGTATAATTGATTATGATATAAATATATATCGTGGCTTTTTACCAACTAATGATTTTGCTGATAGAGAAAATGGAAATAAGACTAATAATTATTTTCCATTTGTTTTGTTAAGAATTGTTAATTTTTCACAAGAAACAATAGGTATTAATAGTTATGAAGCACCTGTTGATATTGAAATTTGGATAGGTACAAAAGAAGAAAAAGAAGAAGATTATATAAAAAATTTAGCATTAGGGGACTACATTAGACAACAATTATTAAGTGAAGTACATAAAAAAGGTTCATTTGCTGTTGATGTTACTAAAAATTTTTCAGTTAATTTTTTTAGTGATAAGCAAGAACCTTTTTTCTATTCTAAAATAGATTTTGTTGTTTATGGGGAACCTGTAGAGCCAATTAGTAACTGGGAGGAAAATACATGGATATAAAAAAGCAATATGTTTATTTAGGTAAAAATATAGATTTGTTAGGAATGAGATTTAATGAAGGTACGGTATATTACGGAGAAAAGATAGAAGAAGTTTTAGAAAAATACCCGATATTATCTAAACTTTTAATAGAGGTAGAAAATGTTTCTAAATTAAAAATAAATAAAGTTGTATTAGATAATATAACAGAAGAATTAAAAGAAATATTAGAAAAGGAGGTTAATTAATGTCATATAAACATGGAACATATCAAAGTGAAACAAAATCAGATATAACTTTACCTGTGGAAATGGCGTACGGATATTTTATAGTAGGTAATGCACCTATGAATAAAGTTAAAGAAAAAAATAGAACTGTTAATAAGGTTTTAAGAATAGGAAGTTATAAAGAGGCTATAGAGATGTTTGGAGATACTAATGATTTAGATTTTAGTATTTCACAAGCAATAAAAATATTTTTTGAATTATATTCAGTATCACCATTATATGTAGTAAATTTAGTTGATGTAGATAAACATAAAAAGACGGGTACTAAAATTACTGGTTTGAAAGTAGAAGATGGTAAAGTATTAATAAAAAATCATAAAATAATACCAGAAACTGTTATTGTTAAAAATAATACAAATAGTGTTGAAATTGTAGATAAAATTTTAAATTGGACAGAACTTGGATTAGAAATATATGTAACACCTACTAACAGTACGACTGTAGATGTTGAATTTAATGAAATAGATTTATCACTTATTACAAAAAAAGATGCTATAGGTGGATATGATACTACTACAATGCAAAGAACAGGCTTAGAATTATTAGATGAAGTATTCTTGAATTATTCTGAATTACCATCATTTATAGATGTTCCTGATTTTTCACATGAAGGTGATGTTGCAGCAGTTATGGCTACTAAAGCTAAAAATATGAATGGTGGAATGTTTGAGACAGTTGCTTTAATTAATGCACCATTAGATAAAAAATATGATGAATTATTAAAATGGAAAGATGATAGTAATATATTAGATAATGATCAAATTATTTTATATGGTAAATTAACGCTTGCTGGTAATTATTATAACCATTCAACACATTATGCAGCTTTATCATTATTAGTAGATAAAGAAAATGATGGTGTGCCATGTCAAACACCTTCAAATTATATGTATAAATGTGATGGTATGGTTTGGAAAGGTGAAAATGGTTATGAAAGCTTGAGACTTGATAAAGAAAATCAAGCTAATTTTTTAAATAAAAATGGAATAGTAACGGCGATTAACTTTAAAGGCTGGAGATGTTGGGGGTCTGAAACTGCTAAAAATCCATTGGCAACAGATCCTAAAGATAAGTTTGTATATACTAGAAGAATGTTTAAATATATAGGAAATGAATTAGTTATTACTTATTTTGATACAGTAGATAAGAAATTTACTAGAAAACTTGCAGAAACTGTTACTAAATCTATAAATATTAGATTAAATTCATTTGTACCTAATAAATTATTAGAGGCAAAAGCTGAAATTTCTAAAGAAGATAACGGTTTAATAAATACAATAAACGGTGATATTACTTGGATAATAAAATTAGGAATAATTCCATCGTTAAAATCAATGACATTTAAGAAAAAATATGATGTAGATGTTTTAACTAATTTCGCAAAAGGAATAAGTAAATAGAAAGGATAAAATATGGCAACAACAAATAATATACCTGTAGCTTTAAATAAGGTTGAAATATATATAAATGGGTCAAATAGCCTTGCTGGAATAGGTGAAGTAGAATTACCTAATATAGAACTTGCAACTGTAACTACAGAACAGATAGGTTTAACTTCTGAATATGATGCAGTTTTGGATGGGCATTACAAGAAATTAGAAGCTAAAATAAAAATGGATACAGTAGACAACACATTAATTACATTTAATAATGATAAGCCTATTTTATTGGAATGTAAGGGTGTAATTCAAGTTATGAATAAACAAACTCATGGTTTTGATTTATTAGGTGTAGATGTTACAATGAAAGGATTAATTAAAAAGTTTGATGGTCTAAAACTTAAAAATGGTTCTAAATTAGAAACATCATTTGATTTATCTGTTTCATATTATGAATTAGTTATTGAGGGTAATCAAATAGTACAAATAGATGTATTTAATAACATATCAAATATAAATGGACATAATAATAGTAAAGTTTTGGCTTTACTAGGAATAATATAAGGAGAAGATAAAATATGATAATAAAATTAAGTAGAGAATATAATTTTTCAGGAAAAACATTTAATGAATTTGAGTTAGATTTTGATATTTTAACTGGAAAGGATATGATAGCCTTAGAAAAAGAATATAAATTAAGAAATAAGGGTTCTATAATAAAGGAATTGGAAGATGGATGGGCATTAACTGTTGCTGCTAGGCTAATAGATGTAAAATATGGTGACTTATTAAACTTAAACGCTAATGATTATCTAAGACTAATTAATAGTGTAAAAACTTTTTTGAACAAAACATTGGAGGTTACAGAGGAGAAAGAGAGTATGGAGGAAACGGAAGAATAAATCATGTTGAAATATTGTTAGATACTATAACTGATTTGTTAGGTGTTTTGAATAATTCACAAATTAATTTAAATGTTAGTTATGATGATTTGATAAGTTGTAGTTTATATGAATTACAATATTGGATAAATAGGGGTAATAGAATAGTAGAGATGTTAAAAGAACAAAATGAATAAAACAGTAATAAAAAAGGCGACAGTCAATTGATTTGATTGGTCGCTTTATATTTTTATTCTTTATTGTAAAAGATATCGTAGAATAAATAAATTATATAATTAATGTAATGATATACTACAATATATAACCATAGAATAACTGTAATAACAAATATTTTTCCTGAAAAACTCATATTAAATATACCAAGTAACAATATACCTAAAGGAAAAAAAATAATACAAGTTGCTGAAATAAGAAATAATATTAATATGGTTTTTAATGTTTCAATTATTATTTTTTTAAGTATTTTAATTATTAATTTTTTTGTAGATGTACTAATTTTCATGTAACCATCTCCTTTTAATTAATTATATCATTTAAATTATAAACTTTCAAGAAAGGAGGATATAAATGGCTAAAAATATGGAATTTAATTTAGTTCTTGGAGTTGCAGCTGCAGGAGCTTTAACATCATTAGCTAAAGCAGGTAATGCTTTTAAAGAATTAACTTTAAAAGCAGAAGAGTTAGATAGTAATTTAAAAAAATTAAGTGATTCACAAGAAAAGCTAAAAAATGTTAAAAATTCTCTTCAAGGTTACAAAAATTTATCAAATGAATATGTAAGAGCTGTAACTAAATTAAATGAACTAAAAAAAGCACATGAAAAAACAGGTAAAAGTAATGCTGGATTATCAAAGAAAATAAAAGAACAAATGTCATTAATTGATAAATTAAATAAGAAAAAAGAATATCAAAAAAAAGTTTTTAAGGCGGCTAGAAGTGAAATAGAAAAAGAGGGTTACTCAATAAAAAAATATTCAAAACATATAGATGCACTAAATAGAAAAATAAAATTTCAGACTATAAGAAAAAAGATAAATAATTTTTATGATGGTGTAGATAATGTAGTAGGAAATATTTCTAACTTTGCTGATAAAAGGTTATCGGTTGGTACAAGATTTGGTGCAGTTGTAGGATTGCCAGTAAAAATATATATGGATATAGAAGAGTCACAAGCAGATTTAAGAAAAATGCTAGGAGATGAGGCTAAGAAATACTATTCTAATTTAAGAAAGATATCAGATAATTCTCCATTATCACAAGTTGAAATTTTTGAAATTTCAGGAGCTTTAGCACAATCAGGAATTAAAGGAGAAGAATTAGTTGAATATACTAAAAAAGCACAACAAATAGCAGTAGCATTTGATTTAGGAACGAAGGAAGCTGGAGAATTTCTAGCAAAGACTAAAAATCAATTGCAATTAGGGCAAAAAGAATTATTTAAATATGCTGATACAATTAATTATTTATCAGATAATACAGCTTCTAAAGCTCATGAAATAGTAGAAATATCACAAAGAGTTGCCTCATTAGGAGGTGTTGCTGGAATATCACATGAAGCAGTTGCAAGTTTTGGTGCAACACTTTTATCAGTTGGTAAAACTCCAGAAATAGCTTCAACAGGACTTAAAAAGCTTTATACTGGTTTAGTGTCAGGTACTGCAGCAACGAAAGCACAACGAGACGCTTTTGCTTTATTAGGTACAGATACTATGACATTAGCTAAAAGTATGAAAGAAAATGGAGAAGAAACAGTTATAGCAGTATTAAGTAGATTGAAAGAACTCCCTAAACATATGCAAGTTTCTACAATAAAACAGATTTTCGGTTCAGAAGCATTAGATTCAATAACTGGTATGATGGCTAATGTTGAAATGTTAAAACAAAACTTAGAAAAAGCAAAATCAGCTCAAGCACAAGGAGCTGTAGAAGCAGAGTATAAGAACAGATTGGACACTTTAAAAAGTGATATGTTAATAGTTAAAAATAAACTATTTAATGCTTTAGCAGATGCAGGGAAAGCATTAGCACCTGTAATTAAAAATTTATTGGTTTCAATAACCCCATTTATAGAAAAACTTGCTAGGTTTGTAGAAAATAACCCTAAATTTGTAGAAAATTTTTTGAAAGCCTTAGGTGTCATGGCTTTATTTAATATTGTAGTTGGAATAGCTTTAAAGGGTCTTGTATCTCTTATATCATCTTTTATTAGTATTTCTAAAGCAATTACGTATTTTGTAAATGTTTTATCATTTACTATTAAGGGTTTTAAATTTTTAATTTCATTTCTACCCTCTGTTATAGGGGTATTTAAAAGTTTATTTGGTATATTGAAAGCTGTGAGTATAGTAATTAAGACATTTTTTGTTGCTAATCCTTTGGTATTGATAGGGGTAATAGTAGTTGCAGTAGTTTCTGGTCTTGTGCTTATGTATAAAAAATTTGCATGGTTTAGAAATTTTGTTAATAAAATATGGACTGGTATTAAATTTGGTGCAGTTTATGTATTTCAAAAGATAAAAAATGGTGTAGTAGCTGTGTTTGATGGAATAAAAGGAGCAATAGTTATTATAGTAGAAAAATGTAAACAGTTATTTATGGGATTATTTTCTTGGATTTCTAAGGGCTGGCAAGGAATTAAAAATACGGTTTCTAAAGTTGGAAGTTGGATAAATCCGTTTAATTGGGGTAAAAATTATTCGGGTACTAATTATTGGGGAGGAGGTTTAACAACAGTTGCAGAACGTGGGGCAGAGTTAATTAATTACGGGGGTAGTTCTATTCTTGCAACATCTAGTATGCTATTGAACCTACCTAAAGGAACAAATATATTAAATAATTCTCAGACCAGAAGTACTTTACAGGATAAAGTAAATAGTTTAAAAACTAATGCAAGTAATACTATACAGGATATAAAAACTAGTGGCGATAATCTTAATTTCTACATAACAGGGCAAGATCCTAAAGAAATAGCAAGAGAAGTATTAAAAATAATAAATGAAAATAATAATAGAAAAAGAAGGGTGGCTTTTGATTAATGGAAGATGTAAGAGTATATTTAACAGTTTCTGGTGATACGTGGGATTTGATTTCATATAAAGTATATGGTAATGAATTTTATTGTAGTAATCTAATAAAGGCTAATTTAGATTTAATTGATATAGCTGTATTTGATTCAAATATTCCTATTATTATTCCAGAATTAAAAGCTAATGATATTATAAAAGATTATTCTATGTTACCACCTTGGAAAAGAGATTAGTTATGTTAGCTAGGCGTATAAGAGCAATAATAATATTTAATAAAAAGGATATAAGTAATGATATAAGCCATTCTATAAGCTCTATAAGATATACAGATAATTCAAGAAATGCTATAGATGATTTAGAAATTGAGTTAGAGAATTTAGATTATAGATGGCTTAGGGAATGGTATCCTGATGAAAAAGCACAGCTTGTAGTTGGTCTTTTTCAAGGTGATAATGAAAGTGGTGAGGGCATTTCTTTAGGAACTTTTTATATAGATGAACCAACATTTAATGATAATAGACTTAATTTAAAATGTATAGCATTACCTTTAAGAAGTAATATTAGAGATCAAAAAAATACTAAGGCTTGGGAAAAAATAACATTAGAAGAATTAATATCTCAAATAGCAACAAAACATGGTATGAGTATATCATTACATGCTGATAATGAATTTTTTGAAAGAATAGATCAAAGTAATGAAACAGATTTAAAATTTATAGATAGAATTTGTGTAGAACATGGTTTAAGTATGAAAATATCAGATGATAAAATAATAGTTTTTGATGAGGATAATATGCTATCTAATAAAGCTGCAGTAGTATTTAGTATAGATGATTATAGGATAAGAAGCTTTACCCTAAGAAAGCAAAATAAGGAAATTTATGATAAAGTCGAAGTATCGTATTATGACCCAGATAAAAAGAAATTAATAAAAGAAATAATAACTAAAAAAGAGTTGGAAAAGAGAAATTGACAATGGCTGATAAATATGAAATTGTTAAAAATAAGTTATTTGATAATGCATTATCTAAAAAGAAATTAGCAGAAGTGGAAAAAGTAAAAAAAGTTAAAACTAAAGGTAAAAGCAAAAGTAAAAAAATCGCTAAAAAGATAATGAGAGATATTGCAAGAAAAGAATGTAGAATTACTTTAAATGTTGATGGTGATTTTAAATATGTTGCAGGTGGGATTATAGAGCTTGATAGCTCATTTGGTAAGTTTGAGGGTATATATGTAATAGAAACAGTAACTCATAATGTTGATAGTGATTATTCATGTGATATAGAAGCAACAAAAATAAAAGAAAGGGGTAAATAAATGGAAATATTTAAAGTTGGGGAAGTAAGTGATATAGATGTAGAAAAAGGTAAAGTTAGGGTAATATTTCCACAAGAAGATGATTTGGTAAGTGATTGGATAAATATATTAGTTCCTTTTAGTGAAAGTCATCAAGATAGTTATATGTTATCTAAAGGACAGACTGTATATTGCTTATTTATTCCAGGGATGATTGAACAGGGTGTGGTTCTAGGTTCTCCTATGAGAAAAGGTCCAAGCAATGAAAATGAAATTAAAAGAACATTTTCTGATGGTGGCTTTTGGTCATATAAAGATGGAATTTTAACATTAGAACCTATTGAAAAAATAAAGATTAATGCTAAAAAAATAGAAATAAATGCAGATGTTGAAATATCTAAAAATGTTAAAATAAAATCTGATTTAACAGTTGATGGAAGTACTATAACTGGTGGAAGTATTAACCTAAATACACATACACATTCTGGAATTTATCCAGGTCCAGGTATTACAGGAGGTCCACAGTAATGATAGGAAGTTTTGGAAAATTAATATTTGAAGTGTCAGATAAAAAGGTTGTTTCTTTAAATAATCAAATTTCAAGGAGTTATAAGGCAAAAATTAGCGAACATTCTCCTATTTATGGCATAGGTATGCTTAGGTTTCAGGGTAGAGAATTAATTACTGTTAGCTTTAATATTCATTTTAATAGAACACTTACCCCTAATTTAAGAGAAGAAGTATTAAAAGTTAAAGATATGTTTGAAAAAGGTGAAGTTAATAATCTAGTTTTTGGAGGTCAAGTATTTGGCGAAAATCCATTTATAATAACAGAATTAAATGAAACTAACAGCTATTATAATATTAATGCTTCAGACTTTGATGTTATAGAATTAAGTTTGTCTTTAAAAGAATATATAGAAAAACCTAAAAATCATAATGATAGAATAATTAAACAAAATGATAATAGACCAAAGTTAGCAAAATTAAATAAATCCAGTGTACAAAAAAAGCAAAGAAAAATATTAAAAGGAGCTAAAAAATGATTTTTACGATATCAACTGAGGATATACATATAAATTATAATCCACTAAATGAAGTAGAAGATGTTTTAAGAAATGTTGCTATAATTTTAAGAGTTTGTAAAGAAGAACAACCACTACAAAGAAGTTTTGCTTTTGATTCTGATTTGATTGATAAAAATATAGATGTTGTAAAAAATAAACTTAGTTTACATTTAATAGAAGAATTTAAAAAATATGAGCCGAGAGCTTTTTTAAAAAGTGTTGAAATTAAATTAAAAGAAAATAATAATTTTGATATTTCTATTGGAATTGAGGTGATAATATAATGGAATATACAGATTATGAAGTAATTAATGCTAATTTTCAAGAATTAGTTAATGATATGAAAAATAAATATGAGGAATTAACTAAGAGAAAATTGACTGAAGCAAGTCCTGAAATGCTTATATTTAAAACAGTTGCTTATGTCTTAGGACTTAGAGAAGAAAAATATAACGATGAAATAAAACAAAATTATCTAAGATTTGCAAGAGGTGAAAGACTTGATTTAAAAGGTGAATTATATGGAGAAAGAGGGAAACGCTTAAAAGAAAGTCCAGCACGAGCAACCTTTAAATTTATGATATCTAAAGAACAGAAAAGAGATATAATAATTCCTAAAAATTCAAGGATTAGATATAATGACCTATATTTTTATACAGATAATGAATATAAGGTTAAACAAGGTGGTTTATTTACAACAGGTATAGCCACTTGTTCGACACTTGGAACAAGGGCTAATAATATAGCTATAGGCGAAATAAATGAAATGGTAGATATTTACCCATATTATTCAGGAGTAGAAAATATTACTATTACGAATAATGGAACAGATGAAGAAAGTGATGAAGGTTATAGAAATAGAGTAAGAGAAATACCCAAATCATTTACCACGGCAGGTTCAAGTGGTGCATATTCATTTTGGGCAAAATCAGCAAGTAGTAATATCCTAGATGTTACAGTAAATTCACCGAGTGCAACAAATGTAGATGTATATATCTTAACTAATAATGGTTTAGTAAGTGAGGAGTTAAAAATTCAAGTAGAAAATACTTTAAATGATGAAAATATCAGACCTTTAACAGATAAATTAACTATTAAATCACCAATTATATACAATTATAATATTGACTTTGACTATTATATAGAAAGAGAAAATGAAACTCTTTTAAATATAATAAAGGAAAATGTAAAAAAAGCAGTAGATGAATTTATAACTTGGCAAAAAGAAAAGATAGGTAGAGATATTAATCCAGATGAATTAATTAAAAAATTAAAACTTGCTGATGTTAAAAGGGTTGTGTTAAGAGAGCCGACATTTAAAAAGTTAGATTTTAATCAAGTAGCAATAAACACATCTAGTAGCTTTAATTATCAAGGGGTCGAAGACTTATGATATTATTAGAAAATTTAAGTTTATTAGATTTAGCAGCTAAATCAACTTTAAATGATGAAAACACTAAAAATATCTACAAAGCAATTGATTATGCCCTATATAAAAGATATGAAATGTATATAAAAAAATTTTACTTGAATTTAGACAATTTAACAGATAATGAATTAAATTATTTACTTTGGGAAAATAGTTTAGATTATTTAGATGAAAATTTAGATAGGAAAAATAAAATTGAATTATTAAACAATGCTTTATTACTTCATTTCAATAAAGGGACTGTTGGAGCGGTTAAAGCAATTTGCAATATACTATTTGGTGATGCTGATGTACTTGAATGGTTTGAATATGGTGGACTTGCTGGACATTTTAAGATACATACAGAATATCCACAAATAACAGAAAATTCATATGATAAAGTGCTAAGAACAGTAAATGAATATAAAAATGTTAGAAGTTTATTAGAAGCAATAATATTTAATAGAGATTATATTTTTAAATTAACTGCTAAAATTTATTCTGAATGTAAAAAAGTAAATTTTATTGGTATGAGAGATTTTAATTTACTATATTTAAATGAAAAATTAAATATATCTATTTTAGGATTAACTAAAAAACAAAATTATATAGGAATAAGAAAATAGGAGGTAAAAATGTCAAATTATTTGGGGTGGATTTTAACTAATGAAGGTAGAAATTTATTAGGTAGAGCTATAGCACATGAAACTAAAATTAATTTTACGAAATTTAAAATAGGTTCTGGTTTTAATAACGGTGATGATAAAACATTGACAGAATTAATAGATTTTAAAAATGAGTTTCCTGTAAATTCATATACCACTAAAAATGATGGAATAGTTGAATTTATATTTGTAGTATCTAATAGAGATGAATCAGGAGCTAGTATAATAAATGAAGGCTTTAAAATAAAAGAAATGGGAATATTTGCACAAGATGATTCAGGAAAAGAGATTATGTATGCCTATAATAAAGGAGAAGAAGGAGATTATTTACCAGCGTATAATGGGAAAAATTCAATTGATATTGTTCAAAAGTGTATAATTATTGTAGACCAACAAGCTGACTTAAATATTAAAATAGATAGTTCTTTAACTTATTTAACTGTAGAAGAATTTGAGAATTATAAAAAAAGTTTAAAATTTGCAACTTTTGAAGAGATATGGCAAGAGGTGTAAAATGGCTATAGATAGTAAAAAAATAATTGATAAAGAATGTGAATTAAGAAGCTTAAGAACTTTATTAGGTCAAGGAGTAAATAGAAATAGTGGTGCTGAGCAAGAATATAAAAAAGGCGATATAATGAAATATTTTAAAGATGATGCAGTCATATTATATAAATGTAAAAATGCTGGTAGATATTCAATACCTGATGAAACAAACTTTAAAAAAATAAGTCTAAGAGGTAATAAAAATGGAGAGTAAAAAAGCATTATATATTATTAGCAAATCAAAAAGTATAAAAAGTATAATAGGTACTGAGAATATAAAGAGTATAAATGATAACTTATCAAAGGGCGATATAATTATATATAATGAGCAACTATATAAGTGTAAAAACGGTGGTAAATATACATTGCCAGATGAACAAAATTTTAGGAAAGTCGGTCTAAGATTTTTAAGTAATGAATATAAAGAAAAAGCAGAAGATAGTATTGATGGATTATATAAAAAAATATATGAACAATTTCAAATAGGAGATAAACAAAAAATAGAATGGACAAATAATAATAAATTAAATGAATACTATTTTTTTACACCTAAAGATATAACAGAAATAGAACTTTATAATAGTACAAATTCAAGTATTAGTTTAGAAACATTTATTGATATACTTAAAAAATATTCAAAAGTTGATGATATAGAATATATGCTAGAGTTTCCGTTAATTTTAGATGATAATATAATTACAAAAGAAAATTATGAAGAATATAAATTTAACACTTTTTATATAGAAGATTTAGTAAAAATAAAATTAAAAAAAGAAGTATTTAATGAAGCTATAAATTCTGAATTTAGAAAGATACAAGAATATATTAAAAATCCAAAAAGTGAAATAGATGTATCGTCTTTTATTTATTTCACTTACGAAAAGAAACAAGTCCATAAATATTATGCAAATTATGTATTTGGCATTTTTGAAAATGATAAGAATTTTTGTTTAAAATTAAATGAAAATGATGATTTTACATATGGATTGTATAAGAATAATGAACCATTAAATTTTGATTTTAATTTTGATAATATAGATGTAGCCTTAGAATATGATACTTATTCAACGTATGAAAGGACAGGAGAAAATGATTATGAAGAGATTAATCATTACAAATTATCGTTATCTTTTTCTGAAAACAAGATAAAACCTAATAAAGAGATTTATTTTTTTGTAAAAGATTTCTGGCTTCCTTTTTATAATGATATGTTAGCAAATGATAATAGTGGAAAGAGTGCAAGAAAGTTAAATGCTGATTTCAATAAATACGGAATATATTTTAAATTAAATAAAGATGATGAAGGAATTTATGAATTTAAATTTAAGATAGTATTTACTGACAAGAACCAGCATGAAGAATATGGAAGTTGTGGACAATGGGGGAAAAGATATGCGTACTATTTAAATGAAAAAAATGTTAGAACTTCAAATTGTTCTTATTGCACTTGGCAAGATAAAAAAGTAGACATAACATTTTCATTTAAACTTGAAAATGGAGAAATAAAAGAGCAAAAATTAATTTTTACTGAAAAAACTAACGATACTGAAAAATTTGAAAAAGAATTTATGGAAACAGGAATAACTTTTGAAGATGGTGTACTGTATTTAAAAGTATTTTATGCTATATGGTCTTTAGATGATGCAGGAGAATGGAATGAGTGGCAATTTGCACATATTATCCCACCGTTTGAATTAGAATTTAAAGGAGAGTAATTAAATGAGTAAATATGTATATGATGTTAATGGAGTCTATATAGGCTCTTTTTTTGATGAAATAGAAGATAATGATATATTAAGTAATTATCCAGGAGCAATAATAAAAAATGAGTATGTAGAGTATTCTAAAATAAAAGATAATGATATTGTTAGTATGAGTGATGATGAAATACAAGCTTATAAATTTAAAGAATACCAGGAGAATAGATATACATTATCAAATAATGAAATACTAGAAAATGATAAAGTTGTAAAAATTGAATTAAAAGAATTTGAATATATAGAAAATGGAATACTTAAATTTAATTATGAATCAAAAAGAGATTTTCTAATAAATAAGACTAAAACTTATGAACAAGTTGAAAAAGAAAAACTATTTGAATTTAAAGGATATTTACAACCAAATAGAGAGCTTGAAGACCAAACATCACTATTAAAAATTTTATCATTTATGCAAATGACTAAGCAAACAGTCTTTGATAAATGGAAAATGAAAGATAAGGAAGGTCATGAACATTATGTAACTTTAACTATTCAAGAGATGATGAAACTAGGTCAAATAATGCAAGAACAGACTACAAACGCAATGCAGAAATGGTCTAAGATAAGAGAAGATATAAAGAATATGAGTGAGGAAGAGTTGAAAGATTATGAATTACCAAGAGAATAAAATTTATATTGCATTTTACAAGGATAATTATAAATGGTGGTCAAGACTTATTAAATGGTTTACAAAAGGTAAATATTCACATTGTGAATTATATATAGATAATTATTTGATAGGAATATCTACAGAACAAAGAGTAAGAATAAAGGAAAATGCACTTAATTTAAAAAAATGGGATATATTTGAATTGAGAGGTGTAACTGAAAAAGATGTGATGACTTTTTATGAAAAAACTAAAGGTAAAAAGTATGATTGGAAAGGAATATTGTTAACACAAGTATTTAATCTAAGAAGACATAGCAAAGATAAATATACATGTAGTGAATGGTGTGCTGAATTAATAGATAATAGGCTTGATATATTATTGCCTAAAAATTATTATTCAATAAGTCCTCAAGAACTATATGATAGCTTGAAATATAAGAAAATTATTTAAAAAATACTTGACTTTACAAGTATTAATGTGTATAATTATTGTGAGGTGATTTTATGCCTATGACGTCAAAGGAAATGATTAAATTACTTTTAAAAAATGGTTTTAAACAAATACCAGGTGGAAAAGGTTCACATAGGAAGTTTTATAATCAGAGTACGGGCAAATACACTGTAGTTCCAGACCATAGACAAGAACTTGGTAAAGGTTTAGAACTAAAAATTTTAAAGCAAGCAGGGCTTAAATAAGCCTAGCTTGTTATTATAAAGGGAGTGATTTTTATGGTAGTTTACCCTGCAATATTTCATAAAGCTATTGAAGGAAATTATGTTGTTGTTTTTCCTGATTTAGATAATGGTGCAACTGAAGGTAAAACAATAGAGGAAGCTATGAAAATGGCAGAAGATTATATTGGAACTTGGTTGTATGATGATTTTGTAAAAGGAAAAAGCTTACCTAAAGCAAGTGATATAAATAAAATATTAATAAATATTCCTGATGATGAAAAAGAATTTTATATTGAAGGAGAAAGCTTTAAAACATTAATTAGTTTAGATATGATTAGATATGTTAATGAATGTAAAAGTATAACGGTTAGAAAAAATGTTACTATTCCTAGTTGGCTTAATGAATTGGGTAAAAATCATAACTTAAATTTTTCAAATTTATTACAGGAAGCTATAAAAAAAGAATTAGGATTTGATAGGTAACATACTTAAATAATTATAACTTAAGAACAGTATTATTGCTGTTCTTTTTTTATATATAAATTTTTAAAGAAAGGTGGTGTTGAAGTGGGATATAAATTTAGTAATGCAAGCTATAATAAAATGGAAAATATACACCCTAAGCTAGTCAGATTAATGGAAAAAGTAATTGCAAATAGTCCCTATGATTTTAAAATAACACAAGGAGTAAGGACTGCAGAATATCAAAATAAGTTGTATCAACAAGGTAGAACTATAAAAGGTAATATTGTAACAAATTGCGATGGTTATATTAAAAAATCTAATCATCAAATAAAATCAAGTGGTTATGGACATGCTATAGACATATGTTTATATATTCCTAATGAAACAAATATAGAAAAATTATATGATGTATCAAAGCTTACAGCTATAGCTAATGTATTTAAAAAGTTCGCTATAGATAGAGGACTTAATGTATCATGGGGTGGAGATTGGAAAACTTTTAAAGATTATCCACATTTTGAATTAAAAATAAATTAAAAACATTAAAGGAGAGAAAATTATGACAACAAAAGAAATCTTATTATTAGTAGCTGGGGTATTAGTAGCAATTTTTGGAGCTTTAATACCATTATTTAGAAAATTAGCAAAGAAAACAGAAACAACTATAGATGATACTATCTTAGAATTATCAATACAGGCAGTATCGTTCGTTGAAAAACATTTCTTAGATAAATCAGGAGTATCTAAAAAGGCTCTAGCAACAGAATTAGTTGTAAATGGAGCTAAGAAGATAGGGAAAGAGATTACAGAGGAAGTAGCAGAAAAAGTAGTAGAGAAAGCTTGGGCAACAAATGAAATAAATGAAGCTATAGAAAAAGATAAAAAAGAAGATGAAATGGGGAAGTAAATTCCCCTTCCCCTCTTTACAATTCTAATTACTCAAATTTTAGTGATGTATTAAGTGATATTAAAAGAGATTATCATAGATCATTAGTGTATGCAGATGTAGCACTTAAGAGTAAGCTATTTGATATTAAAAAGACGGAAGTAGTTGCAAGAGCAGGGGCAACTTGGTATTTTTGAAAAAAACAAAAAAATATAATATAGTAGATAAAAATGCCACTATATTATAAAAACTTGAAAAAAATTAAAATATAAGTTATAATTGTGGCGAGGAGTTGATGAATATGAAAAAACCGTTTGAACCACAATTGTTACCTATTAAATTTGAAAATGAAGAAATTATAAAATTAAATAAAAAGGTTATAAAAGCACGTGAGTTAATAAAAGAAATAAATGTGAGAACAGAACATAGCAAATTAAGTGAAACATTCTTTTATTTATTTTCTGTTAATGAATCCTTACAATCAACAAGAATAGAGGGAACACAGTCAAGTTTTAATGAGATAATTCAAGCAGAAGCTACATTAAAATATAATAATGATACATTAGAAATTAAAAACTATATTGAAGCTTTAAATAAAGGGATTATAACACTAAGAGACTTACCAATAGGAACTAGATTAATTAAAATTATACATAAAGAAATGTTGAAAAGTGGTCGTGGATCTAATAGAAATGTTGGAGAATATAGAAAAGTACAAAATTGGATTGGTGGGAAAAATATAGAAGATGCGAAGCATATACCACCAATAGCAGATAAAATTGATTTATATATGTCTAATTTAGAAACTTATATAAATGATGTGAATGATGAATTGGATGAATTGATTAGGATAGCTATTATTCATGCACAGTTTGAAACAATACATCCTTTTTTAGATGGAAATGGTAGAGTTGGTAGATTACTTATAATTCTTTATCTTTATGAAAGAGGGTTGATAAACAATAAAACTTTTAATATAAGTGAAGAAATAGAAAAAAATAAACTTAAATATTATGCTTATTTAGATGAAACAAGAAAAGAAAACTCAAATTGGATTGGTTGGATAAATTTCTTTTTAGATAGTGTTATAAATCAATCTAAAAGGAATATAGAAAAATTAAAAATGGTAGAAAAATTATATGATGTTTTAATTAAAGAAGTAAAAAGCAATAAATTAAAATATGAGTATATAGACTATATTTTTAGAAATCCAATCTTTTCAATTAATAATTTATCAAGTTCGATGAATATAACATATACAACAGCTAAAAATAATATTAAAAAGTTTGAAGATTTAAAATATGTTTTTAGCGATGGTAAGAGAAAGAATAGATTGTATTTCTTTTATGATCTTTTAAGAATTTTTAATGATTAA